GCTCCGCTGCAAGCGCGCCGCCGTACGCCATGCGAACGTCGATGTCGTTTCCTTCGACGCCCTTGAACTTGGCATCAAGCGCGACGGTCGCTGTCGTTGCGGTAGCCGTCACCGGCATCGACAAGTCGGCATTGATCGCGGCGGCAATGTTCGTTGCAGTCGTATCAATCGGCTCGCCAGCGGCGACAAATACTTGAACGCGACGCCCACCGATATAGACCGGAAGCGTTCCGGCGGAAGTCGCTGGCGCAGTGATCACGATGTCGCCTTTCGCCGCCACGCCTGCGGTCGCTTCCTTGATTGGAACGACCCAAAGCTCCTGCGCGAAATTGTTCTTTGTGAAGCTCTCAACCATCGTGTCGAGCATCGAGCCGTAACCAAACAATTGCCGCGCATCGGCCTGCGACGGCACCGGCACCGGCACGTCAGGAAGCGCAGTTCCGCTTGTGAGCATGGTTCCGATGATCAAGGAAGTGAGACGCGAGCGTGGATAGCCCGCCATCGACGGATCAACTTCAACCCAATAAAGCGGCATCCGCCAATTTTGCGGGATGCTGTTAAACGAGACGGGCATGGTCGCTCTCCTTCTTGGTCCGGGGTTGGTGCGGCCTATCAAGGTCCGCTGTCTGTTTCGATTGTGTACTCGGCTTCGATCTGCGGCGTTCCGCTGTCAACGTGCGCCTTGTCTGGATACTGCGTGGTTACGTGCACGGTCTTTAGATCGTCATCAATCGTCGGCTCGAAGCGGCTGGAGAACTCCATCACCATCTCGACGCGGATTTCGAACAAGGTTGTTTCACCAACCTTTGCATACTGCGAAACGCGATCCATCTCGGTTACGCCCTCAACAAGGTTCACGAACCTTGGATCGCACAACAGGATGTCATCGAGCAGGCTCATAGTCTCTTCAAGGTCTTGCAACTGATCCTGCTTGTCGGTCTGTACGTGCACCGCACCTGAGAAGCCAATCGTCAACGAGTGCTTGAAATGCGGTACGGTTTGATTGGCCTGCCCGTCCTGTAAGCGACGTTCGCGCAGAATGTGAATAGCAAGGACCGGAAGATCGCCCGGCTGTATCTGTAGCATCGGTGTCGATCTGTAAGTCCTGAACAGCGGACCAAGGCCGCCTTTCGCAAGCTCCATCGCCTTCGCGTGAATAATGCTGGCGTAGTTGCTCATGCGCGCTGTCTCATGTACGGATTGATTTCATCTGCCGGTTCTTTGAGACGCAGCATCAAGGAGCCGCCGCCCTGCCCGTCCTCGTCCAGATCACCAATCCAAAACTGTTTTCCACATGCCGGGTGGCGCGTATCGGTGATGGTGACGAAGTCGCCCTCCTGCGGGTACGCGGCGAAATCAGCAAGGTTGACATCCAACTTCGTTTGCTGATCGGAGAATATCGCCTCGTTCTGCATGATCACATCGAGCTTCGTTGACGAGTAGACGCCGTTTGTCTTGAACGGCAGCACGCCCGGTTGGCTCACGGTCGGCGTATAGACAACCGCGATCTGGAAGATGTCTCCCGCTGGTCTGAGAACCAAGGCTTCGAAGTCGATCATGGCAGTCCCTTGAACAGCGCCGCTCTTACTGCGGCGTCTTTGGCTTCAAGCAACTTGCGCAGTGCCACCGTACGCTCTGGATTTTTCGGCAACTCGACAACAATCAAACTCGCGAGCTTGTGGAAAGGCGCGCTCACCATTTGCAGACCGGCTGGCAGATGCGTGTAGTTGAAAAACTGCATGATTGGTTCGGGCCTTGGATCGTCAACCATTTCCGCTCCAATCAAATAAAGGAGTACGGCGTGATCCCCACGCCGCACCAAGTCGTGGAAGGTAGCTAGGAGAACGATCCTTTCTGAAGCGCTAGAGGACGAGTACAGAAATTCAAGCCGTTCATCTGCGTATCAAGGTGAATGCCCTTGTCGTTCGGCATCGGATATTGCTTGACGTAGCGCGCAATACCCATCGTGTTGACCGTCTCGATGTAGTCCGCAGGCGCATACACGGTCGGGAACAGATTTGGCACGCCGGTCGGATAGAAATACGCCGACGCAGTCTCGACCATCGGGGCTCCTTGGGCGTAGCCACGATAGTTGGTCCACAGGATGCCGCCAAACGTGAACGATCCCCACGCTTGTCCAGCACTGACATAACCGGATCGCAACTGTGACGCATCCTGTTGGTTGAGGTAGGTGGCGCGAACTTCGGCGCAGGACACAAGAGCATCGAAGAACGCATCGCCGCAGATCGCCTCAACGCCATTGAAACCTTGACCGTCGAGGTTGTTGCCCATCGTGCGGATCACGCTGGCGCAAATCTGCCTGATGTTCCCTGTCGCCGGTGCTGTACTGAACGGAAAGTTGATCGCGGCGGGCGGTGTAATGCCGTACTCCACGAACAGGTTGAGCACGGTGCCGTCCGCGTACGTCACGATCCCCTTGATCGCGCCAACGCGGGCGTGCTCCTGCGTGTACTCCAAGGATTGCCCTGCGGTCTGCATCCGCTCGGCGATCTTGGTCATCACGCTTTCTGTTCCGGTTTCCTCGCCGAATGGCCGCACGCCCTGCACTTCCTCTGCCATCACGGCGTCGTTGATCTCGAAGTGCGGGACGCCAAGCATACGCATGGCGCGACGCGGCTTCGCGATAGTCGTACCGGGAGCGCCGCGAGGCGACGGAGCAATCAAGGTCAGGATGTTGTTCTTTTCCTCGATAGCAACCGATGTCTGCGCGATTGACGTTGACTGAAACAGTCCGCGACTTGAGATGTAACCGGGCTGAAACAACATCTTGTTGATGGCGATTGAAAGCGGCACCACGCCGAAACCATCGCCGCGAAAGATATCAAGCATTTCCGTGTTCCTTGTTTGATGCGTTTGACGCGGTTGCGGGTTCAGCGGGCGATGATGCCAGCGGCTTTGAGCGTCTGAAGTCCGATGACCTGTTCAGGCGCAGTGATCGCGCCCCATGAGATCAAGTTCTTGTTGACTTCAGCATTACGCGCGATGATCGCGGTGCGCAGTCCTTCACCGGGGATCGTGCCGCCAGCGTAGATGCAGAGCGCATTGCAATCCGCTCCTACCGCAGCCGGAACGTAGGTCGCCGGTTGCGTCGCCGTTGCCGCCGCCGAAAACTTGACCGGCATCCCAACGTAGATAGTTGTTGGATCGGCGAAGTAGGCGGCGTCGCGCGAGATCGCGCCATTGCCCTCCGACAGAATGAATTCCGCGCTGTGATGCGGCTCAGTCAATACCGTGAAGTGCGGCACGCTGGCGGCAAACGGCGTGACTACAGCGTCGCGTTCCTCCGGGGAAAGCGCAGCAAGTCGCTCCGCTTCCTTGGCCCTCTCCGCGTCCGCCTCGCGCTTGGCCGCGATCTCAGCCTCTTCGAGTTTGAATTTGTCTTCTGCGGCCTTGATCTCACGCTCATGAACAAGGGCACGGCCCTCGTCGGCTTTTTTCTCGCCCTCGACGCGGCGCTTCTCTTCCGCCTTGCGTTGCTCTTCGGCGGCGTGCTTCGGATCAACCTTGGGATTGTGACGTGCATCCCCGTATGTGTCGCTCATATCCAACTCCTTCTGATTTTCCTTGTTTCACTTCTTGAAGCGGGCATTGATCTTGTCAGTGACCTTGTCCCACATCGATGTCGTCACCGCTTCCTTGCCCGGCAACATCGGATGGTGCGGCGTCACTGGCGGATCGGCCGCTCGCATCGTCAACAACTCCTTGCGCACTTGATCGACGGGAGTATTCGCCCGCACGTAGCCGCCGACGCGATCAGCCGCATTCGCCAGCGTGCACAGATCAGTGACGCTGGACACGTACGCGCGATGCTCTTCGATGCCTTGCTGCTTGGCGAGCGTCACGATCTGCGCTGTCGGCTGTTCCTTGATCGGCGGCGAAGCCGGTGGAGCAACCGGCTGTTCCACCGGCTTCTCAGGTTCCGGCGCAGGGGACGGCGGGTCACCTTGCTCGGTCCCTGTCTCGGCGCGGAAGCGATCCGCCGCCGCCTTCGGCAATAGTCTCAAGGAGAACTTCGCCGTCATCTCGACCGCTTCGGTGACTTCGTCGGCGAAGCCAAGTTTGTGGGCCTCGTCCGCGCTCATGAGGCGATCTTCCTTCATCAGCGCTTTGACCTTGGCCTGCGTTGACTTCGAGCGGGTGGCGTAGGTCGCGGTCAAGGACTTGTCGATGCGATCAAGGTCGTCGGCCGTCGCGCGCATGTCGTCAGCGTTGCCCATCGAGAAACCGGATGCGCCGTGGATCAGCATGAAGGAGTTGGACGGCATCACGATCTTATCCGCCGCCATCGCGATGAAGGACGCGGCCGACGCAGCGATGCCATCGACCATCGCCGTCACTTCCGCCGAATGGTTCTTGATCGCATTGTGAATTGCAACACCATCAAACACATCGCCGCCCGGCGAATTGATGCGAAGCGTGAGCGCGTTAAGCTCGCCAAGCGCAGCAAGGTCATCGATGAATTGCTTGGCGGTGACGGTATCGTCGCCCCAAAAGGATTTGCCGATCTCGTCATAGATCAGGATTTCCCCAACCTTGTCTTCCGCTTTCATCGTGAACCAATGGCGCATGTTCAAACTCCTATGCTCACGCCGCATCTGCGGCATCTTGATCGGCTTGCTCCTGCGCGGCTTCTTGAGCGGCGTCCTGCGCGGCTTGGTTCGCTGCATCGGCCGATGCTTGATCGCTCGGAGACATCGGTTGATTTGCCGCCGCGTAGACAACGGGGAAGACCAGATCAAGCTCTTCTGCCCGCTCCTTGTCCTCAGCAATACGCCGGTCGTTTTCCTCCGGGTCCGATCCTTCGGCTTCAACAACATCGCTGCGCGACTTGAAGCCTGCATCGACGGCGAGCTTTTCAGCCTGCCGGTCCTTGAGTGGATCAACCCAATCGTTGCGCTGCGGTATCCACTTCGCGCGCTGATAGCTTGCTTGGTCGGCGACGTAAACGCCCGCGTTCACTTCAACCGCCTGTGCAAGGACGGCGGTATCGAGCCATCGTCGCCAGATCGGGACGCACATTTGATAGACGATTACATTGTGCTGAAACTGTTCCAGTTTGCGCCGGTACTCCACGATTGATCCGCGCAAGGATGAATAGTTTGCTCGTCGCAAATCGGATGTGGCGACAGAATAAGGAATGCCCAACGCTCCGTAGAGCGCGACTTGTTGACGATACTGATACGCCTCATACGATCCGCCGACATCAGCAGGCTCCGAAAACTTGATGTCCTCTCCGGGGAGCAAGGTCTGCATCGTGCCGGGTTCAAGTCCGCTAAGACCAATTCCTTCTTGCGGCGCGGACGTATCCAGACCGTCAATCGGGATCACGTCCTCTGGCGTCGCTGTCGTGATGAAACCGGCGAACATCGCGGAGATGCGTTTGCGCTCCAGTTCCGCGTCATCGTACTGATCAAGCAAGAACATCCGCACCAATGCGGGCGTGACCAATGGAACGCCGCGCATCTGCCCCGGACGCGTGCACTTGAAGATGTGCAGGATTTCAGAAGCCGGGATGCGTACAGGGTAAATCGATGCGATTGGTTGCTCGATGGGAAAGTCGCCTGGATGCACCGGATAGAACCAGTACGCCGCACGGCGACCAATCGCATCAAGCTCGATGCCGTTCATGATCCAATTGCCGTTCGCGGCCTGTTGATTGAACCAGTACGGGCACATGTCGCTTTCGAGCAATTGAATTTGCAGCGGGACCTTGAAGCCGTCCTCCGGTCTGCGGTTGCGAAAGCGCACGAAGCATTCGCCGCCCTCAAACAAGGAACGCGCCACGATGGTCTGCATCCCGTAGAAGTCGGCGATGCCGTCCGCGTCCGCCTCGTCGGTCCAATCAAGCCATAGCTGCATCACCGCTTGGCGTAGATCGGGATCATCTTCAATCAAGGACGATGGCTTGATGCCGGTGCCGATCAGGTTCGCGGTGAAGCTCTCGCAGGCGGCGTTGGCGTGCGGATTGTTCCGCATCGCATCGCGCGCACGCGAGCGCAGCAAGGCTCCTGTCGCCGACATGATGACGTTGGTGGTGTACTGCGTCGGCATCCAAGATTTGAGCCGCCGCCGCTGCCCCGCGCCGTCGTAATAGTTGCTGGCGCGCTTCCCGGTGCGCGAAATGAACCTACCAAGAATGCCTTCCGACAACGCGTCACGAACGATGCCCATGACTACAAACCTTTGTCGGCTTGCGTGGTCATCCTGATCTGACGAATGCGCCCACCGTATCCAAGTAATTCCGCCAAATCCTCTTCCAGCCCGTTCAGGATTTGCCGCAGTTCCGCGAGCGAACGAAACTCAGTGCGCTTGTCGCCGTAGCCCGCGCTATTGACGCCGGAAAAGATCACCGCTTTGAGCGCAGTGATCTGACCAAGGATTTGTTCTGGAGTTTCGGGAGCAAGATCGATAGTGGTGCGGGACGCCAACTTGCGCACCATCGCGCGCTGCGCATCGGTCGGCGGCAGCGGCGTTCCTTGGGTCCTCTTCAGGATTGGCATGAGCGGAGCCGTCAAGCTCCAAGGTAATTCGACCTGATAATTCGCCTCGTACGCCTGCGCAATTGCACTATCGGCGGCTGCGGCGTCGGGTCTGGATTGTCCTTGGGCGGGGTTTCCGGCTTCGTGCCGACTTCCCCTGTAGGCCGCTCCTTGAGCTTTTGCAAGGGGATACGTTGCACATTGAGCAAATATCCTGCCGCCGCCTGCATCGCCTCGCAATCAAGGAAGTGGTTGTCGCGGCTCCGCTGGACCCATTCGACGCGGCCGGTTGGCTGTTTTAGACGAGCTTCCGAAACAAGTTGATGGCAATAATCATCATCAACTCCTTTGAAGACGTGCCATCCGCCGACATGCTCGTCTGGCCAGCGCAAGCGTTCATGGACCCAACTTTTCCAGTGATCGGTATCGAGGCGAACAAGGTCCAGCCCGAATTTTGCGGCCTTCCCGTCCTTGCGGCTCACTTCGATCTTGCTGAAGATCAGCGGCGTTCGCATCGGCGTGGACGATCCCTTGGTAGGGCGCACGCGCCGCATAAAGCGTCGGCAGAACTCATAAACCCGGTTCAAGGGAAGCGTATCGGTCTTGCCTGGACGAAAGCCGCTGTCGATGAAGGCGAGCTTGATCGGAACGCCATCGACCGGCTGCGTTACCAGATCACCAAGGGCATTCCAGATTTCTTCCTCGGTAGTGTCCCCACGCAGATACCCGTAGTTGACCAACCAAGACGTGGCCCGCGCTCCCCATCCCCGTATGGTCCAGGGAATGGAATGCCGCTGCACGTCGCACGCCAGCGTCAGATAGAGCACGTCTTCTGGAACCTCGCCGCGCTGATAGCTCGACCCGCGCGACTTTTCCTTGATCTCGACCCACTCTGGAACCTCGCCGCCACCGGGCGAGTATAGCTCGCCGAAGCCTGCGTTGATTGCTTGCTGCACCATCGCATCGTCGCCGGATTGCTGCGCCTCGACCAAGACGCTGATGCGCTCCCCGAAGGTGACGAATGGCGAAGCAAGTCCCGATACCCAAAAAGACATCGTCTTTGTTTCAGGCGGATCGCCATGCACTTCGCCGTTCTTGCTGATCTTCTGCCCCGGCGCAGCATAGTGCCCGCGTGAATTCATCTCAGCCTTGTGCGCGTCATCGATCACGCCGCTGCAATTGGGACACTCAAGGAACGTCTCGCGCGCCGCTTCGAGTGGCGTCGCCTTCAGAGGAAAGCGGAGTAGATTGAAGCGCGGAACGAAATACTCGCCGCACATCGGACAAGGCCAGCACCAATGGTGACGCGTTCCTTGCTGCCATAGCTGCCAGATCGGACTTTCGATATCATCCGCGACGGCGACTTCCCAAAAATGCAATCCGCTTGCTTCGTCCTTTGCTGGACCGACCCTGCCGCGCTTTGGCGTCGATGTCACCACGCAAACGAAGTCCGCATAGGTGTCGCCGCGCCGTTCGACCAATCCAAGCGGCCCTCCTTGGTTATTCACATTGTCGCGCATCTCGTCATATTCATCGACCAACGCCAGCACCGCCGGATCGGACTTCAGTGCCGTCGATGATCCTGAATGCGCGAGGCGGAATGGAACACCGGCAACAACCTTGCGCGTCTTCGTCATCCGTTTCCCGCGTGCGACTTTCGCCATCAATGTTGGCGCTTCGTCCAGCAACGACATCACGCGCGGCTCGAATTGCTCCGAGAGGAATTGTTTATTGGGGCCGACGTAAAGGATTGGGCCGGGACGCTGATCGAGCCGCTGCCCTGCGACATCGAGCATCGCTTCTGATTTTCCCGTCTGCGCACCAAAGACCATCACGATGCGCTTGTATGCACCGGATGCGATGGCGCGTTCCGGTTCGATCACGTACGGCGTCAACGAAGGATCGCGCGGTCCAGGGATCGCCGCTGTCGGAGGATACGTTCTATTTGCTGCCGCCCATACGTCAGGCTCCATCGGCTCCGATGGCATGATCAGCGCCGCGAACCGTCTCCAGGCGTATTGCTTGTGCCATTGCATACTCGGCGATCCGACGTAGTCTTGCATTCGTTTCCCGTTCTATGATCCGTCGCTCGATTAGATTGCGCGTGCACGTCGCTGGAAGTCCCGCGAATTCGCTCCGTACCACACCAGCGAACCCGTCGATCATTTCGTCATACACCGAGAGTGGAACAAGGCGACTGAGCCGCTGCGCCGTTCGCACTTCGATATCACGTGCCCTCGCATCGCGCACGCGGCTATCTGCCGCCGTCATCGTCTTCTGATGCGCCTCGTCCCGCAGGAAGCGGATGTATCCTTGCACGGCGTCCACAAGCGAGTATTCGCCGCGCCCGACTTTCTTGATGTGCCCGCTCGCCACTAGCTGATCGACGCGCTGCCGCGACAGCATCAACAATTGGCAAACGACGGGCAGAGTGATCACCGTTGCGCCATCGGCTCCTTGTTCGGCCATGTTGGTTCCTTGGTTCTGGCTCCGTTCACGCTTTTAGCGCCCTGCGTGCCTCCTGCCTAGCCACGCCCCTTGCGTGCCTTGATGGCTCCTTGATGGTCCCCACGCGCCGATCAAGGCACTCTATGCGCGAACCACTACTCGCAAATACTCTCATACATTGCCTTGCTTGATCATTTGGGGCGTTATGCCCTAGCCGATACGGCGTAAGCCATTGATATCATAGGCGAAATGAGCGCATTGACACATAGGGCGCAATGCCCTACGCTGCCCTCTCGGGCACGGAGACACAAGCCCACCGCAGTTCCCGCAGAACGCCAATACATAGTGGCACGTGACGGGAGTAGACGAAACCTTGCTTGATTAGATGCGCGCCGCGCCTTTATGGCTAAAGTCGGAAGTGTCGAAATCGAGCAAGGCGTTTCCTTTTGATCGCAGCCGTCCGCTGCGCTCCTTGCTCACGAATGTCTGATAGAAGGCCGCAGTAGTGAGGCGACGAGCGCAGCAACGCCGCGCGATCAAGGAAACACCCCATTCAAACGCGCATCGTTCGTGATGCCGAAATACGAGAGTGAACGAGTAGGCCCGATCCGAAAGTTCCTTGTTTGATCCCGCGAATGTCTGACAGAAGGCCGCAGTAGCAACGATCAAGCGACTGATGATTACGCTTAGAGGACGATGCCTTGAATGGGTTCTTTGGTTGACACCAGTGTGCTCCCACTGGTGCTTCGACACTGTGGCTTGACCCTGCTCCGGGTTTGGCCACAGCACGAAGCACCCGCTTCCGCGAACAAGAAACCTTGCTCGCGTCCCTCACGGAGCAAATACTATGACGTACTTCACGAACAAGCAACTGCGCAAAGTGGAAATCGCCTCGCACATTGAGGCGGTATGCTTTCGCATTGTTCAACTCCGCGCATCCGTCGCCAGACAGAAAACTAATTCCGGCTGGAATGATGCGGGCATCTACAATCGCGATTGGAAACTTGAACTAGCAAATACCAAACGCGAAATCGAAATTCTCAAAAAAGCAAAGCGCTCTTTTGAGAACTCCTTGATCAAAGTCCGCTGAATGTTTCGACACTGCGCTCTCCTTGGAGCGCAGCACGAAGCATCCCGCTTCCCGCGCAATGCGCGGTCTACCACGGAGCAAACTAAAATGTTGGTTCAAGTATATGACTGCGACGGCGACGAGGAAATCCTGCGCGGGCAATGCGAATTGTCCGAATGCTTTCCTGATGCGCCGCATGATCCTGATTATCTGATCGCCCTTGGCGACTTAGAGGATGAAGGACAGGCTGTAGTCGGCGGCGGTTCAGCGCCGACAGTTCTCTTTATCGCAATCATCTGACGGTGTTTCGCCTCTGCGCTCCCTTGCTTGGGAGCGCAGCACGAAGCATCCCGCTTCACCGCTTACGAGCGGTTCTAACCACGGAGCAACTACCATGATCGCTAAGTCCTTTATCCAAGTCACCGCAGCCGATCTATCTATGATCCTTTGCGGTCTTAAAACAATGCGGTCTGATTACTGCACAAGCGAGGAACAAGAAACGGAATACACCGAGATAATCGCGCGTCTCACGCGCGTTTCTCTTGAACAGTTCCGCGCGACACGATCCACAACAAGGAACGTGGATGACTTGTACCCGAGCAACGCACCCGCCAGCGAAGTCTATTCCTACGATTGGGACGGGCAAATCTGGTGGATACGCTGCGAGGGCGGCGAGTATGTGTTTTCTTGGACGCACCCTTGCAACGAGGCGCGGCCCACACTCGCCGAAGCCGAAGCCGCCTTGTTTGATAGCATCTAACGATGTTTCGCCTCTGCGCTCCTTGTTAGGAGCGCAGCACGAAACACCAAACGGTGTTTTAATGGCCCGCACAGACGGGCCATTTTCTTTAGCGGAGCAACTAGCTATGAGTAACGTACTATCAATCAAAGAACACGAATGTACGATTTCAGAAGCCGCACTTCTTGTGCGACTGCTGACCGATCAAGGTGATCCCGTAATGATTTGGGGAAAGCCCGGCGTCGGCAAGTCCGACATCATTCGCCAAATGGGAATGGAAACATCCCGCAAGGTGATTGAGTTTCGGACCAACATTCGCGAGCCCGTTGACGTGCGAGGAATTCCGGTTCCAGACATGGTCACGGGAACAACAAGGTGGTTCGTCCCTGACGAACTTCCCCGCGTTGATCGCGATGGCGAATTCGGCATTCTGTTCCTTGACGAGATCAACACTGGATCGCCTCAAATGATGGCGGTCATGTTCCAGTTGATCCTTGATCGTAAAGTCGGTGAGTATGAGTTGCCGAAAGGATGGGTTATCGTCGCCGCAGGAAACCGCGTCGCTGATCGCGCATCCGCGCAACGAATGCCAACGGCATTGCGCAATCGCTTTGCGCATTTGTTCGTGGCTCCCGATGTTGTTGCTTGGTGCGATTGGGCAAACGCCAATGGCGTTGCGCCTGAAATGGTCGCCTTCATCAGACTGCGGCGCGAATGCTTGCACATGATGCCTGTTGGCGACGAGAACGCATTTCCGACACCGCGATCCATCACGCGTGCCGCGAAATACGTCAACGCACCGCGCGGACACCGCGTGCGATTGCTTGCTGCCCACGTGGGCGATGCAGTCGCATCGGAGATCGATGGCTTTATCGACCTGTATCATTCGATTGGTTCCTTGGAAGATATCCTCAAGGACCCGGTGAATGCTCCGGTGCCGACTGAGCCGTCTATCAGGTTCGCGACGTGCACGGGTCTTGCGCGTATGGCGACCAAGGCGACTATGCCTGCGGTCGTTAAATACGCCGAGCGACTTCCGCGTGAAAGCGGAATGTTGGTCGTGCACGATGCAACAACACGCGACGAGACACTAAAAAACACCGCCGCTTACGGAGAGTGGGCGGTGAAGTATCAAGACATCAACGTCCAATAACTGATCACTGAGGACGGCGCACGCGAACAAGGCGTGCGCCGTCTCACAGTGCTCAAACGGGCACTACCGTTCCCAAGGAACGGTTTATCTAACGGAGCAATCTTATGACTAAGATTACAACTACAACACCGCTGTCGCGTAAGGCTCTTCTTGTTTCGGTGAACATCTCTTCTTGGACGGCTCGCAAGCTCGACAAGAAAGTCACCGACGAGACGAACACCAAATACAACGCGACCAAGGACGCTGGACGGTACAACAAGTTGTTGATCGCCGCACAGCACCTTGCCGACATCGTCGGCGCGGCATCCAAGGCACGTCATATGCACTACAAGATGACGCTGCCGTGGGTAGACGAAGGCCCGCGCATTCTCTCGAATGCCTTGTATACGAAGTTCACCGATGAATTTCGGAACTTGAAGCGGGAATTCAACGAGGCGGCGGATAAGTTTGCCGCCGACTTTCCTTCGTTTGTTGCGGAACGCCAGAAGGAGTTAAACGGCCTGTTCAATGCGGCCGATTATCCTTCGGCCAAGGAAATCAGATCGAAGTTCCGCTTCGAACTGACAATCCTGCCGTTTCCTGATGCGACTGATTTTCGTTCTGAACTGGACGAAGACACCGTTGAGGAAATACGCCAGCAATTGGAGACTACGTCCAAGGACGCAGTCAACAAGGCGATGCAGGATGCGGCACAACGGATCATCGATACCGTTGGTCGCATGTCCGAAAAACTCGGTGAGTATAAGACCACCGATGGCAAATGCTTCCGCGACAGTCTTGTTGGAAATGTCCGCGAGTTAGCCGAATTGCTGCCCGCGTTCAATCTGACAGGCGACGCCAAATTGACGGCGATCACAAATCGCATCGTCAAGGAATTGTGCGTCGAGGAACCCGAAACGCTCCGCGAGAACGACGCGGTGCGCGCCGACGTGCGCAAAAGCGCTGATCAGATTGTCAGTGCTGTTAGTGCATTGTTTGGTTGATACGGCTGACTACTGAAGGCGGCGCATTCGTGCGCCGCCCCACAGTGTTCAATCCGAGCACTACCGTCCCAACAAGGACGGTTCTAATCACGGAGCAATCTACTATGAGTACGATTGATGAAGTAGCATTTGATCGCATCTTGAAAGTGCGGGCAAATCTGATCAAGGAACGCCGTTTCTATGGTGTCCTTGTGTCGCATGTTGAGCCGGTCCCGTCGCGGAAGTTTCCCACGATGGCGACCAACAGCAAGCAACACTTTTTCAATCCTGATTTCATTGCGACGTTGTCCTATGATGAACTGTACGGCGTTCAGGCTCACGAAACTGAGCACGACGCCCGACATCATGGTACGCGTCGCAATGGTCGCGATCCAATCAAATGGAACGAAGCGTGCGACTACGCGATCAATATCGACCTGATCGATGAAGGTTTCACGCTCCCGAAAGGGGCGCTGATCGATCCGCGATTTCGCGGGTTGAGCGCAGAGGACATTTACCGGATACGCGAGCTTGAAGCCGAGCAAAAGCGGCGGCAACAAGAACAGGAAAAAGAAAAAGAACAGGAACAGCCCGACGATGGCGACGATGACGGCGAACAAGGTGGCAGCGATGCCCCCGATGACGCCGACAGCGATCCCGGCGACGATGACGGCGAACAAGGCAGCGGTGACGCTCCCGATGACGCTGACACCGACGAGGACCAAGGCGACGGCGACGATAGCAGTGATGCTGGCGAAGACGGCGACCAAGGCGAGGGCGATCAAGGCGAGGGCGACGAACCCGGCGACGAACCAAGCAACGGCAGCAGCGACGCTGACGATGGCGAGGGCGATGCCACAGACACCGGCAACGGTGACGCGGGCGAACCGGGCGACGCAGACAGTGACGAACAAGGCAACGAGGGTCAAAGCTCTTCCGGCGATCCCGGACAGTGCGGCGAAGTCCTTGATAGCTCTGAAGACGCCACTGAACTCGCCGACAAGGATATCGAGTGGGAAAAGAACGTGCGGCAAGCGGCGTCGATGGCGAAAGCCATCGGGCAATTGCCCGGCCACGTCTCACGCGATATCGAACGAGCAAACAACCCGCCGCGTGATTGGCGGGATGAACTCCGCGAATTCTGCGAACAAGGTGCATTGCGTGTTGAAACTTGGAACCGCCCCAATCGGCGGCACCAAGCACGCGGACTGATAATGCCCTCGACGCAGAAGGACGGCGTCAGCAAAGCGGTTTTCTTGATCGACACTTCCGGCTCGATGGATGACATCGCGCTGGCAGCGATCAGTCAGGAGACGCAAGCCTTGCTTGATGACGGGATCATCGACGAAGTCGTTGCCGTGTACGGCGACACGCAAGTCACGCGTGTTGACGAGTATCGCACGGGCGATGATGTCGAATTCGATCCGCGCGGCGGCGGCGGCACCAATCTCAAGCCGCTGTTTGCTCACGTCGCACAAAATGTTGACGATGCGACTTTGATTGTCTGTTTCACCGATTTGGACATCGGTGATCCCGGACCCGAGCCGCATTGCCCTGTCTTGTTCGCTGTCACGGGACATCCCGTGCGCGTGCGAGCACATCTCGAAAGCACTCCTTGGAATGCTCGCGGGATTGACGTAGGCGAACGCCATTGATTGGTGACCACTGAAGGGCGGCGCGAGAAATCGCGCCGTCTCACAGTGTTCATTCCTTGGACACTCACCGCCCGAAAAGCGGTGGATCGATAAACGGAGCGGCGCAAGAAATTGGCCCAAAAGGACCGCTGATCAAGCAAATATCGGGCAGTTACCCGACGGGTGGGGATAAGCGAATGCGTAGTGTGGCAGGTTGGCAAACCTAACGACCACTATTGCGGCACCGGATGCAATCGATCAATCCAAATCAACGGAGCAACTACCATGACTGAGCTAAAGACTATCACGGTCAAATTCACACTGGAGAAGGAAACTCCGGGCGCGGTCCGCTTCAAGGAAGTGGACGAAAGCGGCGAAGTGATCGAGCAAGCGTTCTGCAAAATCGGAACCTTGTACGTTCGCAAGACCACTTTCGAGCGCGGCAAGTACCCGAAGTCCTTGACCGTGCGGATAGACTTCGATGCGTGAAGAATATCAAAGCAATCCGATCATACGGACGCGCTACGGAGCGCGTTTGTTTGTTCAGCGGTTCAATATCGCAGAAAGCGCCAATGAACTGCACCCCTGCTATCAGGGACATCAGCGATGTTCGCCCGACCTTCATGGCCCTTGCTATGACGAGACGATGACGAACTTCCCTGACGAGTAGACGTTTCGCCTCTGCGCACCAAGCAATTGGTGCGCAGCACGAAGCGCCAATCCTTGGTGACTTCAGAACGGAGCAACTAAACTATGGGAATATTCAAAATAGGCGATATCGTCCGCGTCAAGCAAGCGGGCGGCGCTACTGGTCTTACAGATTACATGATCACTCAAATAGAGGCGAATGGTCATAACTGCCGGATCAGGGAAACAGGCGTTGCGCCAAACGGGAAACTGTATGGCGAGCAAAACTTCGACACGTCCTTGCTTGTTCATGCCGTGGTGACGGATCATCTGTTGCCGCGTCCCGACATGACCGCGCCGCTGACCGAAGCCTTGATTACCCTCAAGGAGAAGTTCGGCGGTGGATCGAAGCGGCGCTCCACGGTCAAGGACATGGGCGATCTGCACCGCATGAGCGGTGACTACAATCGCGAAACAAGGATGCTGATCAAACGAATGGATCAGTACATCGCCAAGAACTACGGGCAGCGCTGCGCCGACACTGAACTGGAATGCGCGGTCTGTAAGGCGTGGCGATTGCGCGACGCATTCGAGAACTACATACGCTGACGTTTCGACGCCGCGCATCTAACAAGGTGCGCGGAACGAAGCGCCAATCCTTGGTGTCTTCAGAACGGAGCTTACTATGATGTATAAAAACAGAACTCAAGTCGGCACCTTACGGGTCCTTGCTGATTGCCCGAATGGTGCCACGCAGGATGCGTTGATCAACAACGCAGGCTGCGATCTCGGCACGCTAAAGTCCTTGGTCAAACTAGGACGCGTGCGCCGACGAAGATCGACGCTCGCGAACCCGCCAGGACTTGTCGTGGTCCGCTACTCAATCACGGATCAAGGTAGGGCGTTCCTGACATACATCTGACGTTTCGACGCCGCGCATCGCTCCTTGGTGCGCGGAACGAAGCGCCATCCGGCGACTTCACGACGGAGCAAAACTTACCATGACTGATGAAACTAAAATGGTTGCGGCGCACAAGGCTGGTCGCGCTTTCGTAATGGCGCGAGCACATAGCATCGAGGGCGCGGAATTCGTCGCGCGCATGTCCTATGAAACGCAGGACGAGCAAGACGCCTTTGTCGCTGGTTATCTCGGTGAACTAAAGCGGGAGGCGACACGATGACCCGCGAGCAAGCAATCGACTACATCTCGTTCTGCGTTGACGATGCGCTGGCGGTTCGATCAATCGATGACATGCCTGCGAACGCGCGCCTTGTTGGTTGGCAATGCGGCTTCGAACCCTTGTTCGTCGCCGTTTGGTCCTATCTCGGCGTTCGCCTTGATGACGACGAGGCGGCGGATATCGCCAGTGACCTATTAGACGAGCGCAAATGGTTCACTGATGGGCCGACGCCGCCCGACTACATCATCTAACGACGTTTCGACGGCGCGCATCTTCTTGGTGCGCGCAACGAAGCGCCACTCTCGGTGACTTCAAGCAAGGAGCACTCTATGAGCAAACTACCGCGACATTGGACGCCGCTTGTGAAGCTACGTCCTGACCAGATGTTTCGCCGCAAGGAAATAGTCGAGGAAGGGGCGAGGCACTACGGCGTCAGCGAAGAGGAAATGATCAAGCAACTCGACGCCGCAGACGCAATGGTCGAATGCTACATCAATGAACTGTATCAAGTACAGGTCGGAAAATGTGGTCCTGATAATTCCATGCTGCATCTCTGCATCCGCAGACGTGATGGCGGGATGTTCAAGGATTGGCGTCACTTCCAGCAAATCAAGAACGAACTAGCTGGACCAGAGCGCGAGGCGTTTGAGTTATACCCAGCGGAAAGTCGCTTGGTCGATACATCAAACAAATGGCATCTGTGGGTCCTGCCCGAGGGCGTTCGTATGCAAGGAATTGGTTGGCAGGAACGCGATGTGCAGTACAACGAAAATCGCGACGTTCCCGGACTACGTCAACGTCCGCTCTGAGAAAGTAACGACGTTTCGACACTGCGCACCTTGCTTGGTGCGCAGCACGAAGCGCCTTACGGTGTCTTCCGCATCCTTGGATGCGTTTCTTCAACGGAGCAACTGCTATGAAGTACAGCAACGATCTCATTCGCAGCATCCTTGAACGACGTTCGCGACTTGAACGCCGCATCAAGGAATTGGGCGGTGTCATTCCGCAACGCTGGCCTTGGGACGATGACGGGACGCTGCGCAATTTGCAGCTACTCGAAATCGCCGAGGACCTTGAAAGAGGTATCAAGCAATGAGTGATATACGACAACACTATGAAGCGTGCCGCAAGCATTTCGGTCCCAATCCTGTGATCGATTTCTTGTTGGCGCACGCCCGCAGCTACTCTGTCGCGCCCCACTCGTACAGTGGGCGGCGCGGAGTAATCAAGCAATGCTACATGAATGCGACGCGGCTTGTGATCCAATGTCCTTGGTTGACGTATGTCGAGGGCAAGGTCACGTGCTACGGCGTGCCCATCGATCATGCTTGGTGCATTGATCGCGAAGGTATCGTGATTGATCCCACGGCTCGCAAGGCCGAGGACGGCTTTGCAAGGATTGGCGAGTATTTCGGCGTGCCATTCCTACGTGAATACGTGCGACGCGCCACGCTTCTGAATGATTGCTACGGACTTCTTGATTGGTATCACGCCAGAAAGACCATGCCGAAACTATACGAGCTAGGCCTGGAGGCTGGTCAACAATGGTTGCTTGATCAGCCAGAGCGCAAGGAGTGAGTGAGCATGAAAACCTTGATCGTTCTACTCTGCGTCGCCGCAACATCAGCGGCGGCGCAGCAAACAACGGTGTACGGACCAGACGGGCGCGCAATCGCACGCTCGACTACCGACACCCAAGGAACCACCACGATCTATGACGCGAGCGGCAACGTAGTCGGTCGCGCCTCTACTCAAGGAAACACCACGACACTCTATGGTGCTGACGGTCGCAAGACCGGCAGCGTCCAGACACCAGCAAGGAAATAACGACGTTTCGCCTCTGCGCAGCATTCGTGCTGCGCAGCACGAAGCGCCATATCGGCCTTCAAGCAAGGAGCAATGCTATGAATGAATTCAAAGTCGGGCAACGTGTATGGCACATCAAGACGCGTGAGACTGCATCCGTGGTCGAGCGCGCTCAAGGATGTCCGCCCGATGCGACGACCGTCCTCTACGATACCGACGACACGACATGGAATGCGCCAACAAGCAAATTACTCCCTGTCGTTGACGCGAACAACGAACCAATCTTCAAGGAGGACACATGACAGGCTCCGAATATCGCGATGCAATCGCCCGCCTCAACCTGTCTCAGGTTGGGGCGGCGCAATTGTTTGGCGTGAACCAGCGGACTTCAAGGAGATGGATTGCCGATGAAGCGCCGATCCCAACGTCCGTTGCCTTGTTGCTCAAAATCATGATCAAACACCGGCTCTCGCCGGACAGTACGGAAAAGCTAATATGAAGGCACTATCTATCAGACAACCCTACGCCTATCTGATCCTTGAAGGGATCAAGCGTATAGAGAACCGGACATGGGACACGAAGTATCGTGGCCCGCTCGCGATCCATGCTGGCGTACGCTGGCATGATCGCCCGGTCAAGGAGATCGCAGAGCACTTCCGCGTGGCAGTGCCCGACGAGCTACCAACGGGCGGCATCGTCTGCATCGTTGACCTTGTTGACGTAGTCGAGAAGTCGAACGACCGCTCCTTCGAGGGGCCGTTTGGCTTTGTCCTTGTTAACCCGCGCCCGGTGCGCTTTGCACCGCTGCGTGGATTGCTTGGTCTGTTCGAAGTCCAGAAGCGGCTTCGCCCGTTATGAGCGATGTTGCTTGATCCCGGCACATGGGATCGCCTCTGTGCACGTATTCAAATACGGCGCACGGTCGCGATCCCATGTGCCATTTTTTTTTGGCATAATCCTGCGTTCGGTTCGCTGGCGCAAAGCCGGAAGACTTGCCAAGGTCTGGATTGAATTTCGCAATCGTGCGCCCAAGCGTGGAAGCCTTACCAAGGATCGGCGAGAACACCCCCGGCGTCTTGATCATCTTCCAGAACTTCGATCTATCAAACGAGCGCACCAGCGATGGGTGCGCCGGATACATACGAAAGCGATGCCCGAGCGCACTATGCGCCGCGCCCAACGTATCAAGCAAAGCCATCGCCAATCCCATCCCCTGAAAGTCCGGCAGCGTCACCACGCGCGATACGCCCTTGATGTCGTGCACGACGTAATGCGGTCGATGAAGAACTCCCGCAAATGACGCCGGTACTCCCCCCACGAACAAGCAATAACACGCCGCTGCCCTATGTAGCTCCGCTGTCAGATAGTGAAACGGAGCGAATAGGGGCCAAGCCGTTGCACGCTCGACCCGCGCGATTTCAACTTCAAGGTCTGGTCGTCGCTGAACCGCCCTCCATTGAAACGTCATCGTCGCCGGTTCAAGCATCCAATCCGGCTGTAACCACTCGATCACATCGTAATGGCACGTCACGCCTACGAACTTCTTGTTGGTCTTCCTGATGTACTTCTGCACCGCGTGGCTGCCGATCTGCGCCACTTGCCGGTCGATCACCGACGTGAACTCGTCCACCACGACAAGGTCGCCGCCCTCGATCAGATGGCGAGCAAGGTCAACACGGAACTTCTCCCCGGTAGACAGCACCGCGTACGGCTTGGCCCAACTTGGAATGGTGTTGAACCCGACTGCGCTGCAAGCATCCGTGACTTGGTTTATTGATAGCTTGCTGTCGAAATCATCGATCACCGACATCGCATTCCAAGTAAGGCTTTTCTGTTCACCGAATAGATGCCGCATAACGGTGGACTTACCGGACCCTGATGGGCCGACGATCAGACCAATGCCCCAAGGTCTTTCGTCAATCGGAACATCGCCGTCCCATTTGTGGGATAGAACTTTTTGAATTGGTGCGTCGAACATGCCCGACAATTGCTTGACGCGTGGTGTCAACTTGATCGAGCTTTCTACTTTGATGTGGACAGACACCGCCATTCCGAAATCTCCCGCAGTTGCAGTTGAAACACATCAGCGCAAATGTCTTTGGCCAGCCCTCACGCTTCAATCGCTTTTCATGGTTCGCGTGCGGCATGGTCGATCTTCATTGCAAGGTTTGCCCTTCACTACTGATCTGTTGCTTCACTGTCTCCACCAAGACCCGCAACAATCCCCTTCGTCCAAG